CGCCGCCGCCGCTTTCTTTCGCTATTAAAGCCATTATTCGCTCCTAATTGATAAAGTTTCTAAAATTACTATAGGTCGTTTTTTGGGAAGCCCGCATTCATAGCGGATGATGTCCCAGTCTTCGTGTGTTGCAATGCCTGTCTCAGCCCGTTCTAGCGCCTCCTCAAGCCTTTGCTGCCGCTCAAGCATCAGTTGATGCATTTCATATTCGTTGTCCATAAGTTCGCTTTCGAGTTAAACAGGTCTTAGTTTATCATGTTTAATTTGGCGTTGTACATAATTTTTATTTCGTGTAATATCCACTTAATCAAGAAAGGAATGTGATGACACTACAAGAATATTTTAAGGACAAGCCAAGGGGGTCGATGACTGCTTTTGCTCGAAAGTTAGGCATTAGTAAAACGTGGTTTTCATTGATTGTTACGGGGCGAGAACTACCTAGCCCAGAACTAGCCCGCGACATTGAGTTGCATACAGGTAGGAAAGTGAAGAGGGCGGAATTGCGTCCTGACATATTTGGAAAGACAGCGAAATGATATGGTACAAATTTCACATCGGTGATTACCTTACGCACACAGTTCACCTGTCAGATGCTGAGGATTTGGCGTACCGACGCCTGCTTGATTTGTACTACATGAGCGAGAAGGCTATCCCACTCGATACCGAATCGGTTGCGAGAAAAATACGCCTAGACTTAGACATAACCGAATCGGTTTTGAATGAGTTCTTTGAACATACCGAAAATGGGTATTACAACCATCGTTGTCATGTCGAAATTGCGAAGTATCAACATCAAGTTGAGAATAATCGACAGCTTGGAAAGCGAGGCGGCAGACCGTTGAAAAGCGAATCGAAAACCGAAACGAAAGCGAACAATAACCCTAAGAAGATACAGATACAGAAGAAGAATATAAAAACCATTACGTCGGTTTTACCGACTGCATCGCGGTTTGAGGAGTTTTGGAACAACTGGCCTACGTCAAAACGCAAAGTCGCTAAAAACGCCTGTAAGGCGAAATGGGAGCGTCAAGCACTAGACCCCTTAGCCGACAAAATAAACGCCGTGGTGACCCGTTTAAAGGCTTCTGAGCAGTGGATTTCTGGGTTCGAGCCTGCGCCGCTTACGTTCATTAATCAAAAGCGCTGGGAAGATGACTCAGCAACCGATTCGGTTTCAATTGGCAGGAGGGTGATATGACACCTGTTGAAAAGATGTTGGGTATGTTGACTAAGGTTAAGGGGCGCAATGGTTCTTGGACGGCTTGTTGTCCTGCGCACAATGACAAAGGCCCCCCCCTTTCAATCCGCGAGACTGAAGATGGGCGCGTATTAATTCACTGCTTTGCAGGTTGCGAGGCATTGATGATTGTGCAGGCGCTTGGCATGGACTTGACTGACTTGTTTCCGCCAGACGATAAGCGCCGCGAGTATCCAGTCGAAGGCAAGAAGAGTATGAAGCCTGCATTTTATGCCAGCGACCTGATGCGAATTATTTCGTTTGAGGCGCTACTAGTATCCGTATGTGCTTATGACTTGAGCCAAGGCAAGAAGTTAAGCGAGACCGACAGAGAGCGAATGAAGTTATCCCAAAAGCGAATTGAAGAGGCAATTAAATATGCAAACGTCTGACATACAAAAAAGAGCGCAGGAATTAGACGAGGCTCGTCGCATTCGTATCGTTCGACCTGACGAGGTAGATTTTGAGAAGTACCTCAAGGCTAATGATGTTGCGCAGAAGGTCAAGGGCGCAGGCGAGTTCTTAGATGAGATTGAAGCTGAGATTGCCAGCCCAGTAGTTGAGGCTTATCAGACTATGCCGTGGTCAAAGACTCACGCAGGCTTTCAATACCGTGCAGGCGAGGTGACTTTATACGCAGGCGGCAATGGTGGTGGCAAGTCAATGGTGACTGGTCAGATTGCGATGGGTCTAATCAAGCAAGGTCAGAAGGTAATGATTGCATCGTTTGAGATGAAACCTAAGCGCACGTTGTTTCGTATGCTTCGTCAGTTTGCAGGCGAAAACATTGATGCGCCGCGTTACGTTGAGAAGGGTCGGTATCTGACTGCATTGATTTTACGCATGAGAAATTTTGCTCACGCAAATCTTTGGCTGTATGACCAGCAGGGGACAGTAACAGCGCAGCAGGTTATTGCTGTATCACGCTACAGCGCAATTGAGCTAGGCGTTCAGCATATCTTCATTGACTCGCTTATGAAGTGCGTATCAGGTGAGGACGACTACAACGCACAGAAATATTTTGTTGATGAGTTGACGTCGTTAGCGCGTGACCACAATGTCCATGTGCATTTGATTCATCACATCCGCAAGTTACAAAGCGAAGAAATAAAACCAAACAAGAATGACATTAAAGGTTCAGGCTCAATCAGCGACCAAGTAGATAACGTGTTAATGGTTTGGCGTAATAAAAAGAAAGAGCATGAAGCGCAGAACGGAACCGTTGACATGATGATTCCAGATGCTTATTTAATGTGTGAGAAGCAACGCAATGGTGAGTCTGAAGATTGGTATTCGCTTTGGTATTTAAAAGACAGTCAACAATTTGTAGAGAATCACGATTCGATACCGATGGCTTTTGATAGTGGTGGAAGGTTTTGAATGTCTTTGAAGAAGGCGAGGGGGAAGATGAACATCGTCACCGCTGTCTCGTTCGACACGTTATCGCAATGCGGATTAAAAATCGCGATAGCGCACACCGTTGGCTCCACGGTTACAGTAACGAGTTTGGGAAGTATTACAAAGGATGGAATGAACTTCATCCCAAGTCGCGACTTGAGGAAGATGTTAGAGACCAATGGGCAAAGGGCAACCGAGGAAATCAAGGAGAGTGGAAATGAATGATTACAAAATTAAATTATTAATTGAAGATTTGCGTTTGAATCATGAATACTGCCCCAAAGAAGTTATTTTGCAAGCAGCTAATGAATTAGAAAGAATGCAAAAAGGTATTGAGAATTTGCACGCATTGTATATACAAGTAAGTTTACATCGTGATGAGTTGATGAGCTTACAACTATCTTCACTTGCTGAAACCAGAAATACTTTGCAATGATTGAGCTTACATTGCCGTGGCCTCCAACCGTCAATACATATTGGCGCAATTTTAATGGTCGAACCATTATTAGTGCAAGGGGGCGTGAGTACCGTAAAACAGTTTCAGACCAAGTATTGATACAGCGTGCCAACAAACATATTGACTATGCGGTAAAGGTAGAGATTGAATGCTTTCGACCAGACCGCCGTCGCCGTGATTTGGATAATCTTTTAAAGGCGTTGCTTGACTCAATGGCTCACGCTGGTGTTATGCAAGATGACGCTTTGATAGAAGACCTGCGCGTGTACTGGGCAGATGAGGTTGGCGGTATGGTCAAAGTAACTATAGAGGGGATTTTATGAATTGGATTATTTCATTAGTTGTGGTTTACTTTTTATTTACGGGGGAACCTCCATTGATTGATATGTTGCATGACCACGTTACGCATTACCTTGCTGAGAAAGAGAAGGCACGCAAATGAATGTTGAACCATACCTGATTGACATCTATGCAATGTTTGCGTTGATGGGATTAATGCAAAAACCAATTAAAGCAGGCAAAACAAAAATAGATATTGCTTACGAGGCGTTTGAGCAGGCTCAAACAATGATTGATGTGCGTAAGGATTTTATTAAAGAAGGGGGTGGGTGATGGAAGTCATAGTAAATATCGGTTCTTTGTTTTTAATGGTGACGGGTATTGTTGCGTGGGTATGTATTATTTTTTTGGTTTCGTATTATTGGCTCAGTACACACATAGGAGAGGAGTAGATGTTTGATTCTTTCGGAGATTTTTTCTGGACATTCATGGCTATGTCTGGATTTATGTTTTGGGTTTGTGTTGCTGTATTTGTGGTTCTGGTAATTAGACGAATCCGCATAAAAAAAGGAAGGGTGTTTTATGAGTGAAGAAAGAGACCCACATAAAGCTGTGGATTATATTTTGAAGCACGCTGCGTTATTTGCTAAAGCTAAAGCGGAGCGTTCCTATATCGAGCATTACCGCAAGAGCCTAAAGGGTATCTTGATGAAGAGAAGTATGGAGACCGCTATCGGGGCGCAGGAACGTGAAGCATATGCCCACCCTGAGATGGTCGAGTTGTTGAAGGGATTGCAAGCCGCAGTTGAAATAGAAGAGAAGCTAAAGTGGGACATAACAGCCGCAGAGTTGCGTGTCGAAATTTGGCGTACAGAGCAAGCAAATAACAGAGCAGAAGGAAAGGCAACTATATGAAAAAGATTTTTATTGCAATATGCGTGGTTAGCACGTTGGCTGGATGTTCTTCCCCTAAAGTGGCGGAATACCGACCTATGGTTACATATCAAGACCTAGTCATGGACAAGAAAATTCAGCCGTTGAGTAGGGGTGAGCAGATTGATGCTATCAAAGATTGCCAAGAGGTTGGCTTGCGCCCGCGTCTTGTGTATGGAAAGCGCTTAGTCAACGGTTATACCGCTGACGTAGTGTTAGACGTTATTTGTTCAAACAAGTATGCGTTTTAATACTTTTGAATGGGGTGTCCTCCACGGCTTAGCATGGGTATTTTGCTGGGCTTCTGGATGGGCTATCCACAACAATGTCTTGTTTGGTGTCGGTTTGTTTTTTTTGTTTTATTCAATGTGGAAAATTACGATGACAGCAAAATCAGACAACCAAGCAGTGGGCTGGCGTAAACGAAAAATTATTTTGGCGGAGACTAGCGTTGATTCTTTTAATGAATGGGAACACAGCCACCACCCAAATCAATTTTGGATTGAGCGCCGTGCCTACCTTGCTGGGTTTGAGGCAGGCTTGCGTATTGGGCAGCTTAAAAAAGAACCCAATGAATAAACGGGGAAGCGATGAATTCAAAGCCACCGCCAAAAGAAACTTGCTTGCAGCTAGCAGAATTTTATTATCAAATAAACGACCACCGACGCAGTTGGGACTGGCTTATGTGCTGGGCTGCATACGAAGATTGGTTAGAACTTTATTGGGAGAAAGCTATATGAAAGATTATTCAGATTACGAAACACAAAGAAATATTTTGATTGAATATATGCACGTCATGATAGCTAGATGCGATTGGCATGGCGTATCTGATGCAGCTAACGACCTGCGTGAACTTGAAGCCGAGGAAAAGGGCAATGGATAAAGAATACACACCAGCCGAAGCCAAGATTAGTTATTTTAAGGAGGAAGACGCTTGACTACATTGAAGGAAAAGAAACACATGAGCGCTGTATCAGAACTAGGTTGCGCTGTATGCAGGCGGATGGGGTATGAAGGTACGCCTGCGGAGTTGCACCATCCAAGGCGCTTGGCGGGGGGCTGGGGGCGTTCTAGCCACATGAGCGTTATACCGCTCTGCCCTGAGCATCATAGAGGCGCTACGGGATTGCATGGCCTTGGGACTAAGGGGTTCGTTAAGCACTATGGCTACGATGAGGCTGACCTCCTCAAAGAAACTTTAGAACTATTAGGGGTAGAGGCATGACAAAAAGAATTGTTTGCTGGTTTAGCTGTGGCGCGGCTAGTGCTGTTGCCACCAAACTGGCTATTGCGGAGAACGCAGGCAAGTTGCTTCTGGTTATTGCTTACACCGAAGTCATGGAGGAACATCCCGATAACAAGCGATTTCTTGCGGAGTGTGAGAAGTGGTTTGGGCAAGAGATTGTTATTCTTGGCAATGATTACTACAAGCGTTCTATTTACGAAACGTTTAAGACTAGCGCAATGAATATTAGGGGAGCCGCCCCATGTACTCGTTTGCTTAAAAAGCAGGTGCGTCAACGCTATGAGCAAGTTGGCGACCGTCAGGTATTTGGTTATACGGCAGAGGAACAACAGCGCTATGACCGATTTATTGATGCCAACAATGAGGTTGACGTTTGGGTTCCGCTTATTGACAAGGGCTTAGGCAAGATTGATTGTTTAGCTATGCTTCAAAACGCTGGTATTGAGTTGCCAGAGATGTACAAGCTGGGATACCTCAATAACAACTGCATTGGCTGCGTTAAAGGTGGCATGGGGTACTGGAACAAGATTAAAGTGGATTTTCCTGAGCAATTTGACCGCATGGCAAAGCTAGAGCGGCTCAAGAAGCAGACTATTTTCAAAGACCGATACTTAGATGAACTCAAGCCCGTAGATGGGAATTACCCACAGGAACCTAACATTGAGTGCTCCATCTTCTGCCATATAGCGGAACAAGATATAGTTGCAAAATAGCAACACAATAAACTCCTTAAAAAATATTTTAAATATTTTTAAAAAGATGGTTGACAGCGATAAATCGTTTAAGTTAAAGTTACACCACTGACACAGCAATGGTGCTAAGTCAGGTAACCAACGAAAGCGAATCATGAAATCAAACGACATCCAACTGACATCAGTAGACACACTCGGCAACCTCTTGGCTCAAATTGCTGACCTGACTAAGCAAGCTGACGCAATCAAAGACAGCATCAAAGACAGCGCTAGTTTAGGCGGCGCAAAGGTAGTAGAGGGCAATCTCTTCAAAGCTACTTACATGGAATCTAATCGTTCTGTTGTTGACTACAAGACTTTGTGTGCTGATATTGGTGTAACTGCGGAGCAGTTAGCTACATACACAAAGACATCCGCTGTGTTCAGCGTCAAAGTAACTTCACGTTAAGAGGGCGCTGAAGCCTTTGCTGCGGTACTAAACAAGCATGGCATTGAATGTTACGCAGGCTCACGGGCAGATTAAACAAAGGGGGCGAAAGCCCCCGCAACCAAAACGAAAGCGAATTGAATATGGAAAATCTACAAACAGAATACATCGGTGGTTTCAACGACGGTTTCAATTACGTCCTGCACGAAATTGAAAGTTACATCCAAAAATATCCTGATAACACTTTTACATTAAAAGAATTGTTACAGCATTTAAAAGCCGATGGTGACAATGTTGGCGTACTCGTAAACAAACTAGAAAATAGTTAAAAATATTTGCAAAAGGGGGTTGACACCCCCAAATCGTTTAACTTAGAATTACATTACTGACACAGCAAACCGCATAGTCAGTCAAAAGCGAAGGAAAACAAAATGCGTAAAGACCACTTGCTTCACACAGTACGTTTTGGCCCAACTTGCCAATCAGGTCGTAGTGGTGGCGGTTTGCGTGGAGAGCATATGACTGTACCTGCTGCACAATTTTTAGCATTACCAGAAGAGCAGCGTTGTGTGAAATGTTCCAAAAGTAAATTGTTTTTGTTTTTGCAGCGTCAAGCTAATAAATAAATCAACGGGGGCTTTGCCCCCAATTACAGCGAAGGAAAGCGAAATGACTAAATACTACAAATGCGATTGCTGCAAACATATCTTTGAAGAAGACGAGATTGAGACTGTTAACGACAACACAGGCGCAAGCGATGGCAAGATTGACCTTTGCCCAGAGTGCCATGTTCCAGAGAGTTTCTCGTCAATCCCAGACCTAGACTGGAAGTTTGAGCGCCGCGAGGAAGACCGTCTTGACTCAATGTTTGAAGCACGTTACTCGGAGGATTAATCATGAAATCTACTCCTAAAGCCATACAAAATTCTATTCACTGGCTAAAAGTCGTAATAGGCAAAAGCAATAACCCTAAGCAAATTGCTAGAGCCAACGCAGCAATTGAAGTATTACAGGCAGAACTAAAAAAAATTAACGGCGAGGCTTAATCATGAACTACTTTGACACTATGGACACTATCGTTGGCAAGTTCTTTGACAACTTGCCTAAATCCTACGTTGTGTACTGCGATTACATTGCGCACACAATTAGCAAGGAACTGAAGGCTAACGACACAGAGAAGCTGCTGTCTAGCGTGAGCAAGCCACAGTACGATTTGACTAAGTCGGGCGCGTTTGCCAGCACAAAGAAAACTATCTTAGTTGAAGACCGTAATGGGACTAAGTACCGCGTGACCGTGGAGGAAGTATGAAGCCTGAGCCAACCATTGACGGCTGGCCTTTGTGGTCAGGGTTGCCGCAGCCGGAGCCAGTAGCGTGGATGCACCTATCAGCGGTAGGCAATGTGTACTTCCGAAAGAAGCCGCAAGATGCCGTGTTTAATCCGCAACCGCTTTACACAGCGCCGCCAAAGCGCGAATGGGTAGGGCTGACGGATGAAGAAAGATATTTAAACGATGGTCGAACTGAAGAAGAAATTGAGTACGCGAAAGCAATTGAAGCAAAGCTAAAGGAGAAGAACACATGAGAGAAGAAACCTTGTTTGAAAAGGCTGCAATTAGTATAATGTTCCTCATGGTTTTGGTTTTAATGGTTTGGGTTCCTGACTTTGAGTTAGACGAGAAAGAGTGCGCAAAACAAGATGTCAGCGCATATGTCAAGCGACTCTGTGACGAATCGAAAGCGAAATAAAACCGAGTCGGTTTCACTGAACTAACAACCCGAATAAGTTTACAGTCCCCCCAAAATAACTTTACAGTTGGCGAACCGAAAGCGAATCGAATACACTACGTTCATTCGTTCACTCCACATATGGGGATTATGGGTTATGCCAGAAACCGCCAAGAAGCCAGCTAAAGCCGCCAAGGGGAAGCCTGCCGCCCCGCAAATACCAAGACCTGCTCATAGACCTGTAGAGTACACAGAAGATATAGCAGACGAGATATGCTGGCGTATTACTCACGGTGAGCCATTAGTACGTATATGCGCTGACCAACACCTCCCTCACGTTGCAACTATTTATCGTTGGTTGATTCGGTTCCCCCTCTTCTGCGATATGTACACACGCGCACGCGAAGAGCAGGCTGACACCAACGCTGACGAAATCCTTGCAATTGCTGACGAGATGCCCCCTGAGTACACTGATGACAAGGGACGCACTACCCTTGACCACACCTATATAGCGTGGCAGAAGCAGCGCATCGAGGCTCGCAAGTGGACAGCCGCCAAGCTGAAGCCTCGCAAGTATGGTGAGCGCGTGGCGCTGGAGGGCGTGGAGGACGGCGCAGCTATCAAGACTGAGGACATGAACGCGAACAAGTTCCTTGATGTCATTAAGAACATGGAGATGAACAAGCGTGCTGGCTGACTTGATGTCAGACCCAGAGGTGCAGGCGGAGTTTAACGCCCGCTCCGAGCATGACCGCATTGCATATATAGCGCACGCCACTTGGGTGTCTAG